TCACCGCACCAGCTCGACTTCGCACGTGTCCTCGAGCTCGAACCAATGGTCCAGCCGAAAACGCGCAATAGCAATGCGCTCGTTCAGTCCCTGCAGTTCTGTAGTGACGGGGCCGCAGTGCTGGACCAGCAGCTCGCACAATCGCACGATCGGCAGTAGCAGGTGCTTGCTCGTATGCTGCGCCATCTCGACGTCGATGGCGTCCAAATATCCAGCGAGCTCTTTGCGCCGCTGGTACTGCTCGTACTGCGTGGTGGACCTAGACATGCTGTTCCCCAGTGACCAGCAGCTCCTCGGGCAGCGCGTCGGTGACCTCGCAGTAATTAGCAAAGGCTTCCTCCGCCGTCTTGCCGACGCCCACCGGGTCACAGCGCTGGAAACCGCGATCGGTGTCGTACTCGGCATCCTCGCAGGCGGGGCAGGCGCACACGAATTCGCCGATCCAGTTGCGCTCGAAATTCAGGCAGCGCACGCAGCTCGGCTTGGCGCACTTGGCCACCGGCGGCGCAGGGGTGTCGTGGCTGGTCACGCTGCCCCCAGGATGATGAGCGACTCGAGCAGGTCACGGTAGGTGTCGAGCTTGCCCTCCGACAGGGCGCGGGCCATCTGCGCACGGATTGCGGCAAGGCGTTGGGTATTGGTCACAGCTTCATTCTACCAGACGAGACAGCCTGCGCTAGTGCACTCGCGGGTGATTGCGCTCAGCAGATTACCGAAACGACACGTTTGCGTCAGTGCGGCTGGGCACCTCCGCCGCAAGCAGCTGGGGCAACGTCAGCTGACGGTTTGCGTCCGCCAAGTTGCGCAACGCCTGCCGGTAGTACTCTGGTTTCAGTTCGACGCCGACGAACTTGCGCGCGGCGCGCAACGCCACATAGCCCTCGCTACCGATCCCGGCAAACGGCGAGAGCACCACATCACCCGGGTTGCTCCAGAGTTTGACGACGCGCTCGACTAGGTCGAGCTGCAGCGGACACATGTGCTTCTCGTCGCGGTCGCTCCGAGCCTCCGCCACATTGAGCACGTCGGTCTGAACGATATTCATCCAAACGGGCGAGGCCCACTCCTGCCATTGCGACAGTGGGAAGTCCTTCGCACTGTGCGTGACTGGCGCGACTTCGTCCGCCTCCTTCGCCCAGCGCCGGAACAAGAGCACGTACTCGGCTAGGCCCGCGCGCGAGAAGCTCGAGTCGGCGCGAAGTTGCTTGAACAAGAGCCCGTGCGCTTTGGTGCGCTGCATCTCGCGCTTGGGGCACTTCCAAATCGTGATCCGCGAGTGAAACTTGAAGCCCGCGCGCTCGTGGCAGCGAATGAGATCGCCCGGAAAGTCGCGCAATCCCGCCTCTCCCTGCTCGTCACTCCCGGCGTAATCTACCAGGTCCTTGCAGTGCACCGCGCACAGTCGCCCGGGTCGGAGCACGCGGAAGATCTCGCGCGCCAGCAACTCATAGTGCCGGATGAACTCCGCATCGTCGGCGCTGTTGCCCATGTCGCGACACGAGCCCGAGTACGTGTACAATGAGGAAAAGGGGGGCGAGTAGACAGCGAGTCCCATGCTGCGCTCCGGGATGCCGCGCACCACCTCCGTCGCATCCCCGTTGTACAAGTGCCAGTCGGGCGCCGTTGCTTGATCCAGGACGTTCATGTTCCCTCCGGTCGGAGCCACGCCGGCACTTTCATGCGTCGGCGTGGCAGGTAGTCTCCGCTCGCTGCCTTCTGATGTTGACGGCGCCGCGCGCCCTCGAGCATGGCAGCGCGCATTCGTTCGAACTCGTCGCGCTTGCGATTCAAGACGTCGAGCACTGCGCGCTCGGTAGCGCCCATGACCATGTGCACATGGACGGGCCTCTCTTGCCCGAATCGCCAGCAGCGGCGCACTGCCTGATACCAGCTCTCGAACGAGAACGTAGCGGCCGCAAACACCATTCGCGCGCAGTGCTGCCAGTTCAGTCCGAACCCGGCGATCTTGGGCTTGCTAATGAGCACGCGCGCGGTGCCGTAGGTGAATGCCTCTAGGTTGCGCTCTTTGCTCTCGAGCGAGTGCGAACCGCGCACTTCGGTAGCCTCGGGCAGCCGGGCGCGGAGCTCGTCCGCTTCGTAGTCCGTGTCACACCAGATGATCCAGCTCTCGCCCGGCTCGCTGCGGACAATCTCTGCGATGCGCTTGGCTCGCTCGAGGACCGTGCGTCGACGCTCCTGATGCACGCTGGTGGCGGACAGCTCGGGCACGCGAATGAGCATGCCTTCCCTGCGGTCTGCGATGAGGTCCACCTCGACGACGTGTTGGGTGACCACGAGCTCGGGCAGCACGTACGCAGCATCGGCGTAGTCGGGCCGAATGTCGCTCGGCAGCGCGCACATCGCGGCCCAGCTCGAGACCCAGTCCCAGTAGGGCTCGACGGCATGTCCTTTGAGCCGGTAGGTTCCAAAGCTAGAAGTGTCGTTGATGAACCAGCGAGCAATCATCTGGTGGCTGGAAAGCACCGAGAGAAACTCGCTGTGATTGCCGAGCTCGAGATGGTCGTTGGGCGCCGGGGTGGCCGAGCAGGCGAGCCGATAGGGCGTCGCAGCGAACGACTCGAGCAAGCGCCGCTTGGTTACGCCCGAGTAGCTCTTGAGAATGGAGCTTTCGTCGAGCACGACCGCGCCGAACGCTTTGGGGTCGAGTGATTCCAGGCGCTCGTAGTTACTGACCTGCAGTTTCGCAATGGACGGTCCGGTCACGTACGTCGCGTCGAGGCCAAACTTCGTTGCTTCTCGTACGGTCTGCTTGGCGACCGCCAGAGGCGCCAGAATCAGCGCGGGCAGGTTCGTCTGCACGATACAAGCCTGAGCCCAGCACAGCTGCATGGGCGTCTTACCGAGTCCGCATTCGGCGAAGATGGCCGAGCGCCCGCGGCGCAGCGCGGTAGTCACAATCTCGCGCTGGAATGGGTACAGAAACTCGGGCAGTGAGCGCGGATCGAAGCCGACCTCGGGCACCACGAGTGCTTTGCTCGCGAGAAAGTCTTGGTACTCGCTCATTGGTATCTCCGTTCGTCAAACATCTCGCTGTAGCGCCGCTGCTCGGGATCCCAATCGGCGTCGAAGCAGGCGATCGCGTCGTGCCAGTTGAGCTTGACCTTGTCACCTGCGGGCCCGTTTTTGCACTTGGCCACGCTCACGACGCGGTCTCCTTTTTTGATCTCGTACTGCGCCTTGTCGTCGGGGGCGCGGAACCCGATGAGCGTCACCTCGCTCATGTGCACGAGGTCCTTGCAGTCTCGGATCGCGTACTTGCCTGGCACCTTCTCCTCTTCCGAGAGCGTGAGCTGGCTCATGATGACACCGCACACGCCGCTCGTCTTCACCAGGTCTGTCAGCGTGCGACCGATATACCGGGTCATGTTGCGTCGGTCCTCCTGGGTCGACCGACACTCGAAAGCGCCCACGTAATCGAAGATGACCACGTCGATGGCGTGCTCACGGATCGCCGTTTTGACGCGCGGCACGAGCCACTCCACTTGACGCCCGCGCGCATCGATGAAAACGGCATCGAGCTCGGCGTCGTGCTGCGCTTGGGCCATCGCGTGATGATGACCCGGCTCGAAGCGTCGAGCGCGCAGAGTGCTGGCGGGGATGCGCGTGCGACGGCACATCAGCCGCTCGCCGTAGGTCTGTAGCGAATCCTCGGCGCTCACGATGAGCACGCGCTTGGAGCGCAGGCGGTTCTCGTCATAAATCATGATCGCAAACGAGCTCTTGCCCCACGAGGTATCGGCGCCGATGAGCCAGCAGTCGCCCGGGCGCAGTCCGCCGCTGATGGTATCGAGCCGGTGGTGACCCGTCGTGCCGTAGACGACGGGGGCCTTGGGGTGAGCGGCATCGTACGCGGCCGTGAGCAGATCGCGCGCGCTGTAGATGCGAGGCACGTCATCGCTCAAGAGCTCGCCCTGATGCGGGTTGTCGGGCAGCGATCCTGATTGCAGTCGGTCGTTGACGTCGAGTGGCTTGCTCATGTGGACCTCCGCACCGTGGCTCTCTTGGCGAGCGTGGACTGGATCTCGCGGGTGTATCGGTTGCCGGCCTCGTCGCGGTC